CCTTTTCTTATTGGGTAAAGTCTAGTGTTGCACAGAATTTTTATAATACTTTTGGAACTGATGATGGAACATCACAAAGGTATGTAACTGAAACTGGTTCATTAAGTGCCGATACATGGACAAAAATTACAAAAACTATTCCGGGTAATTCTAATTTACAATTTAATAACGATAATGGAGAAGGTTTAGAAATAACATGGGAATGTTTTAGAGGAACAAGTCAAACTGGAACAAGACCTTTAAATGCTTGGGCAGCAGCAGACAATAATACAAGAACCCCAGATCAAACCTCAACATGGTACACAACAAATGATGCAACATTTGAAATTACAGGAGTTCAATTAGAAGTAGGTGATGAGGCAACAGATTTCGCTCACGAAAGCTTTGATGAAACTTTAAGCAAATGCCAGAGATACCTTTTCATCTATGGTTTTTCTGAACATAATTCTAGTGGCGATATTGAAATAAACTTTATACCAGCAGATATGAGAGCGTTACCTACAGTTACAAGACTTGGTAATGTCATGTTTGGTGGCGAATCATCAACTGCGGTTACTGCAATTTACAACAATGCAGGTTTTTCAGTTAATAATCAACCTGGTTCAAATTTAATACTTCGTTGCATAAATAGTAGTGACGCCAACTGCGGTGGGTGTTATAGCCTATCTGCGGAGCTTTAATTATGGATAAACTAAAATACAAATTAGTAAATCACCCCGCAGGCGTTATTGAAACTGGTTTATCGGGTATTTTAAGAACTGTTGATTCTGAAGGCAATGTTGATAATTCTTTTATTCCATTAGATAACCTTAATAAAGATTACCAAGAATACCTCACTTGGGTAGCTTTAGGACATGAGGCAGACCCTGCCGACTAATTTACTTTTTCTTGCATTTGTCTCGTCATTATTCCTAGAGTTAAATATAACGGTGCTAATGCACATAATCCGCAAAAGGTTATAATCGTAACAGGTACTAACGCACGGGCAAAGGCTTCTCTCATGGCAAAAATTTCACAAATATTATCTATTTTAAGTTTTATAATATCAGCGTCAATGTTAGGCGGTGGATATTTTGGTTATAAATATGTGACTTCGCCACAATTTAAAAATCGAATGATGAATGAAGTGTTGGCAAATGTTCAACAAATGATGCCAGAAATAATAAACGATCAAATTCCTGAAAGAACAAAAGGTTCTATTCCCTTACCGATGAAATAATTGGAAATAAAAGAAATAAAAATTCCAGATATTTCGACAATAAATATTAATTCATATATACCGCCTTCAAATGTTTTAAACATAGCCCCGCCAAAGTTAGATATTTTGGGTTGTGTTAAAACGCATCGTGATAGTTCTGTTAAAAATACACAGATAATAGAAGACGACCCAAATGGCGCTTTTTATAGTTGCCCTAATGGAAAAGTGCCTTCATATATACCAATGCAATATACGCCCGAAACGTTGGTAATAGTTGAGGAACAGGAAAAGCCAAAAGCCAACACACCAAAACCGCCAGAAACAAAACCGCCAGAAATCCCAAAAAACAAAGAAAAAGAGATAGTGACGATTCCGCCTTGCCCTGACCCAAAACAACCCCTGCGCGTTGGCTCATATGCTAATTCTCAAAAGCTTGAAAAAGTTAAAAGCTTTGAATTAGTAAATGGAGAATGTAACATCATATGGGAGCCAGTTCCATTTCAAGAGCAATATATCCCAGAAGTATCGACAATAATTTCAACCGCCGTGATTGGATTCGTGGCGGCATCCTCGCCCATAATTCTCAACGCTATAAAGCCAATTATCAAAAAATTAATTACTAGAAAAAAGAAATCATCTTAATTCGTGGGTATGCGGTATGACTTGATTCGGCTTTGGTTCTAAATAAATATCTGCGCATAAATTATAAAATTCTGAATTTTTTGCAATTAATATTCCCTCCTGTTTTAATTTTCCACATTCTTTAATGCGGGCTATAGCCCAATCTAATTGTTTGTTTTGGAGTATTTGCTTTTGAATTTTAACTTGTGTTGTTGCCGCTTCTGAACATTGATTTTGAAATTTTCTATCAAGTGGAACTGTAAAATTTAAACTAAATCCTGTATTTAAAGCGTAACTGTCTTTATTAGTTCCTGAATAATTAAGCTGGTCAAATAACACGACCCCCGGATTGTCAGGTACATCATCATTATTTGCATCTGTCGGGTCGTAGTATGGCGTTGTGTAGTAATGATCGAAAGGTTTGCGGTAATTTGCGCCAAATGTGATAAAAGGTGAAACCGTAAGAGTTGCGCCCTGACATACAATATTTCCGCCATATTGATTCGTTGTCATATTGCCCGTTAACGATTGAATTGCCATATTGGTCACGCTTCCATTATTTGATTGACTTACGGCGTTTGCAAGCGTTTCTAGGGGCGTTAGAGCTATTGAGAAAACACAGATTGCGAAGTTACAACTGATTCTGAAGTGATTGATCTTGTTATTGTTGTTATATTGGACACCCCGCCCGGCCCTCGATACGTTTCTGAAAATTGAAATGCCCCGCCATTTGTTGGGTCGCTTAGAGTAAATGTTGGTTTGCTTGTTGCTGATAAATCTAACCCCGTGTAAGTATATTGTTGACCGTTAACTGTCGCATTGACATTTGTGGTATTTGGGGCGACAGCATCATTTGTTGTAATTCCAACGCCCGAAACGGAATATTCATAAGAATTGCCAAAATAATCCGTTGACGTAATTGTTTCTGTAATTTGCGTTGTCGTATTTGTCGTTGAAGACATCGTTCCCGTTGTAAAGGCGGGCGTAATGGGTTGCGCATAACTAGGTAATCCACAAAATAAAAATATTAATAATAATTTGCGCATCGCTCATTAATCAACAGAAAGCGTAGTTACATATTGACCTGTAATTGAAGAACCCGCATCGCCACCTGTTACTGAAATTACATGATTATCAATTGTCGCCGCACCGTTTCCAAGAGCGCCCGCGGCTGTTGATGTAAGATCTGAAAAATTACTTACAGTTCCCGCTGTCGGTGCGCTACTTGGTACCGCATCGCCTTCAAGATATGATTGTGTGAATTGAAAATTTTCCCCGGCGGTGCTTTGTGAAGCTGTGATTGTAGTAAACGCATTTACACCGTTTGTGGCTGTTCCTAGTCCACCAACAACGCCCGCTGTTGTTCCGTCTGTAGTGGTAACACCGCTACCAGAAACTGAATAAGAATTTGCCACCCGATCAGCCGCTGTTGCCGCCGACATTACCTCAATTTGTACAGAAGACGTTATTGTTGACGTCATATCGGCAAACGCCGCAGATGGAAGCAAAAATAAAATA